TATTTGATGACTTAATGACAGTTTCATTTAAAGTAAATGGAGCATGGGAATATTATAGTTATGCATGTACAACTGATCCTGGAAAGAAGGCAGTAATGGAGTATCATAATCCTAATGGTGTAGCAAGAGTTGTACCAGGACAATATCGTGGAGTATGGATGATCGGTTTACACCAAGGTAAATATGAAGCACTTCGTCAAAAAGGTATGATTAAAGTTTATCGTGATAAGAACAAAGACATGACTTTTAATGAGACTATTATTCAAGAAAGTAATGCATTTGGTATTAATTGTCATCGCTCAAATCCTAAGACTGAATCAGAATACGTTGAAAACTGGTCTGAAGGCTGTCAAGTATTTAAAAGAGTAAAGGACTTTAATGCCTTTATGGTAATTATGAATAAAGCTATGAAGATTCATAGTAATTCATTTACTTATACTTTATTAGAATCAACAGATATTAAATGAAAAATATAAAATCATATGAAAGTTTCTTAAATGAGAATAATGATGATTACAAACGATTAGGCCGAGAAGACTTAATGGAAAGCGCTAGCGATAGTTTAAAATTACGATATGTAACAAAGGCTTATCAAGATTTTGTAACTACATGTAAACGCAATTTCAAAGGTATTATTAATGATTTGTTTTCTGAAGGCTACCATACGTATAAAGTAAAAGAACTTACTATATCTATTTCAATAGATGATTTATTGAACGCTTCGGGCGATAGCGCAGTAGGCCAATATGATGATGAAACACGAGAACTTTCAATAACCTTGTTTCCAGGTCTACGAAAAATTAAGTATGGATCTGGCTATATAGGTATTGGAATGATTGATGAGTTAGAGGAAATTACAGATGAGGAACGTGATATCTATATAGGAATCATAAAAGATACGCTTACTAATCCTAGATCTGTAGAGTTTGGAAAAATTAAAGATGTATTTGTACATGAGTTAGTACACCACTGGGATAATATTAATTATGGATCTGGGTATGCTAAAAATGTGGATGATTTAGAAAATATAAGACATGCAATCGAGGATCAGCTTCAAAGAGATAGATTCTATTTTGGCATGTCACATGAGATAAATGCTAGATTTATTCAAGCGCTTTCAGCCTTGCTGGATAATCATGGAAGTGGGTTTGGCGATTATAGAACTTTTGAAGAAATGTGTTTACCATACTTTATTAATTATTCAATGTTAAGTCAAGAGGTAAAAAATAAAATAAAGAAAAGACTTTTTTATTTTTTTGAAAATGATTTAAAAGACTTTAATTAAGATATAAAATAAAAAAGGAGCGATTAAGCTCCTTTTTCTTTATTCAAATTCTTCGAGTGAAATATCTTCCGGATCATCTAAGATTCCGATAATTTCATTTGCCATAATGACATAATGTTTCTCTCCTTTGTACAATAGCTCCAAGCCTGCATATCTATTAAATAGTATCAAGTCACCTGGTTTAACTACCATTTGATTATTCTTGGTCCCATCTCCGCAATTAACAACAGTGCCGATATTTGGTTTCTTTACTGCTTTTTCTGGAAGCATAATTCCTTGTTTTGTTCTAGTCTCCTTATCTCTAGGCTTAACTAGTACTCTTTCATATAGAGGTTTCATAATACTGATAAATTATTTTTTAAATTTGTAAATTCACGACTATTGAAATTAGTCATTGAATATGACTCAAAGAATTCAACTAGGGAATCTCTGATCTCTGCTGGGAATACTTTAATAGAGAGACGAGTTAACTTAATATTAAATAATAAGTGTTCTCTGATCTCATCTATTTTATCCTGCTCTTTAATTTTATTAACCACTTGAATTTCTGAAACAATTCCATTAATTACTTCGTCTTCCAGGTTATCAAGTCGACTAATTACACCATCTCCAAATTTATCATAGATTGCAGTAATTACTTTCTTGGCTTTTGCTGGAGAAACGTTTGTTATTTTTGGGATATTATCAGATTTATCTCCAAGTAATATTTTACTTAATACATCATCAACTAGGTCTACTTTATACTCAACAAAATCTTTATTGATTAGGTTAGAGATAGTTTTTTCAATTGATGCACCAGTAATGTGGGCTTCGCTTAGAGAAAAGAAATTATCTATTTCTTCATTAGCGGCAGTTGGTACTAATTGGGATGGAACAAATAAACGTTTAGTTTTAGCCATTTGTTTTGGCGTAATAACTAGAACATTTTTGTTAGGAGTCCCAGTAGTCTGTTTCATATCTTGGTCTACTGTGTATATTAAGATATCACATTTTAGAACATCACATAGATATGCTATAATATCATCACCTTCAGTACCTTTAAACTTATATTGATTTATACCGGCTTTAGTATTTAGAGCTGGCATAATAACATATTGAAAATAGTCAAAGAAAAGGTATTGATGGTCGTCATATTTACGAGTTCCTTTGTATTTAAACTCAGTAGGAGCAGAAGTAGTCTTAAAGTCTGAATTCTTAAAGAACTCATTAGTATACTCTTTTCTCCAACTTGCTGAATCAAAAACAATATGGACTTTTTCGGGATTAGACGATATTGGGGTAATTAAGGAATTTAAATAAGTAAAACAGAAATTTCTAAATGTTGTTCTTACGTGTTCCTTTAAGACAAAACCGCCATCATTGAATAAATCATTAACATAATAAGCTTCACCAGTTCTCTTATCTTTAAAGGATAGAGACTTGGTGACGCTTATTGCGACATTAATAAAAGCGTTTCCGTCTATGATTAAGTCCATGATATTGTTATTTTTCTGGTGAATCAGTAGTCTTCTCGCTAGTTTTACGAATAGTACGTATTGCAGACGATAATGATTCTGATTCTAATAAATTAAATGATCCTTGTGATTGAGCAAAATTTGCTGATGCAATTAATACAAAGATAGCTTGACTAATATTCATGTTTGATATGAATTGTTCATAAGCGTCATTATCTGCATATGAGATTGATCCAAAGAGTACATTTTGAGGAGCTGCTTCAGGAGTAGCAGTAGGTTCAGTAGTATTCTCTTTTTCAAGAGTTACTTGTGCTTCGATATTTTTTTCTTCCATTATAATAAAGATTATTTTTATAGATCAGAAAATAATGAATCATATTCATCATCTGGTTTAGCAGTAGAAGCTGATTCAACTGCTGCTTCTAATGGAGCATTAGTTGGAACACTTGTAAATTCAAGATCATCATTAACGCTAGCCTTTGGACTAGTTGATCTTCCAGATTGCATTTTAGCTCTAATCAAGTCATTCATCTTAGTGTCTTTACTCTTTTCAAGAATCATCTCTAAGATTTCTTTTTGAGGTACTGCTGCAACTATTGCTTGTGCAACTTTACTGAAAGTCTCTTCAGTCCACTCTTGGTGGAAGTACTCATCCATTTTTGGAGTATTCTTTGTCATGAACTCAGTTACAAGTTTAATTGATTTTTCATCATTTTTAACCTGAACTTGAGTATCACCGATTTTAAATACTAATGGAGTAACTTCATCCATGAATTTACACTTAGACCAGTCTCTAAAATCCTTAGTCTTTTTACCAACTACACAAAGAAGATCCTTTCCTTCAAGTAAGTGATAAGGATTTACTTTTTTGCTTGTTGAGAATCCATCAAGTTCTTCAGGATTTACTAATTGGTCAATAAGCATTCCGATTTGATTTCTAAACTTGAAGATTTTAATAGTTCCCTCAAGATCAGGTCTCTGTGGATCTTTCTTAATGTATACAGCAGAGTGGCTAGTATTCCATCTAGAAAAATTCTTATTGATTTCTTCAACTAAATCTGGTTCTTCTTTCTTTAAAGATCTTAGAACTGATTCCATTGTCCATAAGATCGAAGGTTTTTCAACATTCGATGGGCAATCAATAATTAAGGATTCCTTAGTTAAAGGATTCCAGAATTTAGCAGTGTACTTTGTGTACTTGCTTCTTGTTTTGTCAAACACATAAGGGATAAATCTAAATACTGATTTATACGAACCATTGTGCGCATTTGGATCCGGGTCATAGACGTTTGGATCTGTTTTTTTACCGCTACCAGCTTGAGGCTTCTTTGAAAAGCTCTCTTCCGGTAAATCAAAAAAATCTGTCATAATTTTTGTTGTTATTTTTATATATTATACTTTAATTTTTATACAAAGTTTTAGCATAACAAAAAAAATGCCTCAAAAAGAGGCATTTTAAATAATTTTAAGAAACGTAGGATTCTTTATTTTGCTGCGATTTCGTCTGTCAAGGTTTGACGTAAATTTTTAGCACCTTCCTGAAGTTTAGCCATTTCAGCTTTAATTGCAGGATGCTTAATAGCTTTACGAATATCTTGCATTTTTTTCTTAAGTCTGTTACCAGCACTTTTTACTCCTTTGCCATAATATTTGTCTGCATCTTCTTCAGCAGAAGAAATAATCTCAAAGATTGGATCAAATATTGCTGTACATGCTGTACTAATCTCTGCTTTTAATTTTTCAAAATCGTTCATATTAATATCTTTTGAGAATATTAAACTATAAGAATGAGATAGGTTTTTAAATAGAGTTAATTATATAGTCTACTTTATGAGAAAATGAAGCTTCTGGATATAATTCAAGCGATCGAGTTACCCATACGTCCATCACATGAGCATATTCAGCAAGGTTAATATATTTAGTCTCAATAAACGGTTTAAGATATTCATCAAATGCTTGATCTAATGGAATATTTTGAGATTGTGCTCTTGCATACATTCCTTCAATCATTGATTCAATTTCATCACCGAGTAAAAAATATTTATATGTATGTTTGGCTTGAGCTCTTTCCTGATTATCACTAACATGCGAATTAAATGGATCTCTATTAATTCCTAGTTGATCCAAATGGTTTGTTTCATGGGTAAGAATATCTATTAATCTATGATATAATTTGCTATATAGAATAGGTTCACTTTTAGGATCTAAAATTATATGAAGTGCAATTGATGGAATTTTAGTTTTAGATTTACTCATTCGAGTATTAGCATCAATGCAATATCCAAGACGGTCAAAATTTACTCTTTCCCAAGCAAGGTTATCAAAATGAGAATCATCATTAAGAATTGGATTAGAATCTCTGCGCGCATTTAAAATTAAATCAAAAGTAAATGGCTCAGTGAATTCCATTCCAGAAAAAATGGAATATTCCATACTTTCAGTAAATGATGAAGTACGAAGCTTTTCAACTAGACTTTGAGCTAATTTTTTAATGAAATCTGCTGATTGGTCCATATTTTCATTTATAAATTGATTAAATGATTTAAGCATTACTTTTTATGTTTTATAAAGGTGACGTTAATATCTTCAGTTGTAGGAATTCCGTCTGTGAAAACAACACTTATGTCTGGTTCAGGTCGCCCTACTAAATTTGCAGATACTGCATTTTTTAATTTTTCAATAAATGGAAGATCATCTGGTGCAATATTTGTACGATCCCCTTTTACAATATCTTCTAGGTTTTTATGTCTTATTTCAAGTTCAGATTTATGTAATTTATCTTTTTCTGAATCGATTATATTTTCTTTAATCCAAGATTTTAATATGCTATCTTCAATTGAATAACATGGGTATTCAATAATTGCACTTCCATCAGGATATTTGCGGCGGTTATTTCCAGCATCCTCTGGACCAGTCATAAATAAAAAGTGATAGAGTATTTTTTTTGGTGCAGGTGCAGCTGGTGCCCCGCCCATCATATCTTGCTCAATTAAAAAATCTGAGTAATTATAGATGTGTTTATTTTTTGTCATCTTGATCTTCTCTTTTTTTAATTATGCGACCGTTTCCTTGGTTCCATTGACTTTTACTAATTTTCATATCACGATCTTTTCCAGGTATATGAATTATTCCATGACCTACTTTTTTAATGATACTTGTTTTACCAGATACTTGTATTTTATCGCCGGCTTCTAACGAATCAAATTCATGATCTTTACTTTCATTTACAAATTGATTGAAATTAAGCATGAAAATATATTTTTTATTATTTATCTAGAATAAAACTAGATTAGGATATTGTATTTATAGCGGTTGACACAATTGGAGCATGTAATTTTAAGTCACTGAATGTGTAGTATATCGTTCTAATTCCAGTAATAAGACTATTCGCGATTGGACCAACTGCCCAGTTATTAACCCATTCTTCAAGTTTAGGAATAATCTTTTTAACTGCTATTTCTAATTTAGCTAAAATTTCCGAAATAAATGTAATTGCCTCACTTTTAAAATGAGAAATAATTACTGTTAGAAAATCAAATCTCCATGAATTTTTTCCACTTGCCCAAGCAATCACCTTAGCACTATTTTTTATTAGGGGGACCTTGGTCAAAACTTTTGGAGCTAGTTTTAGTGCTTCCGAGATACTTATTCGAGCGGCTGCATTTGCAATGTTACCTCCAATTGGAATAAATGCTGTGCCTAGTCCAACTGCTCCTAGTAAAGTATATTCTATTTTTTTAGTGGTAGTGCTAGTGAGAAATGCACGAAGGATGTATGTTAATGCATGAACAATATCAACTGCTCCAGAGATGACGGTACCTATTAAAGGGACAAGGTCAATTAATCCGGAAATAACATCAACTGCTATATCTATCCAACCCTCGATATCAGCTGCGATCGTAGATAATTGAGCCATTTTACTAGATATAAGTTGCTGTTTTGCTATAGCTTCTTGGGCAGTAACCTCCTCATATATTTGCTTCCAATTATTATAGTCTACTATATAATTCATTTAGAAATATTTTTTTATTATTTATCTAAACAAGAAAGCAGCAAAAGTAATTTGCTGCTTTGATTTAAAGATATTATAAAATAATCACAATTAGTATGATTATTTTATAATAGTATTTCCTTTTTTATATTTAGGAGTATATGGACAGTGTTTGCATTTATTACCACAACAATTACCTCTTCGAGTATGATAACTTTCAGTCATCACCATTCTACTTTGATCCCAATAAAAATCAGTAGGTAAAAATTTATTCTTAGTTGTAGTTTCTTTAATGTGCAATTGAAAAATCCAATCATCTGTTATAATACCCATACTCCTATTTTATTTCACAGCCTGCAGCACCACATGCAATTTCACCACTTAAGTCAGTCTCATCAGAATATTCAATAACTTTAGTTAAATCAATTGAGTGTAACTTAGTAACCATTAATTCAAATTCTTCCTTAGTACAATCAGTAAAAGGTGCTTGAATATATGATCCACCATCATGTGGTAAAACAGACAAGCCATTGTAAAAATCTCTATTAGACCACATCCATTCTCCAGCTAAATCCCAATCTTCTGGTTTTAAACTTATTGTTGCAGATACATTATGCATGTTAGATCCGCCTCT